ACTGGCTACGTCAAGCTCCAGTTTGGCTCCCTTGCTCAGTTCCCAGTCCTTCAGCATGTAGATATAGTCACAAGCCAGCAACAGGGCAATGTCGGCCCGCATGTGGGCTCTCCAATGAGCTTCATCCGGCAATCCGTTCCTGAAAGGGTTTACAGGATCATAGCCTTGTGCCATCAGTTTCTCCTCGGCACGGCTGAAGGCTTCCTTGCGCTCATTCATATCATAGTGCGCGATGGCTCCGCTGATGTACACTTTCCCGGCACCGGTCGCTTCACCACGTTGAAAAGCCTTGTGTCGTTCCCACCGTTCCGGAACCACCACACTGTAGTTGCACGATTG